TCCTTAACAACTGTAGGCTGAATGTCCACCACTTGTTCCAGGTGCGATAAATATTCTCGTTAGTAGCTATGACTGACTGCCCAATTTCTTCCTTCCAGCGTTCCCCAGATGACTTACCTCCAGCATTATAGCTATTAGCACTAAGATCAGAACCTTCTGACAGTGGACCTGTATCTGGTAGTCCTCCCACTGGAGCTATATAGATAGGAATCTTACTAAACCTAGTGGGTGAGAACTTTACTAACTCATTACCAATAACTACTGCGTTCCAGACTATATACATATCCTGACTAAATGGATTATCATTTAGCTCTAACCACCAGTAGTCATATATATCCTGATCTAATTTCCAGTTTCCAGACCAGTTGTTTCTCTTAGCCATATGAGAACAAGCTTGCCCAGATATCCTAAATACATGAGCTACTTCAGCCAGTCCCATCTCAACATTCCACATGGGATAGACTTCAATAGGATTCCAGGCATCTGCATAAGCTCTAGTACCATCATCATAGAAAGGTGCAAATACTGCATACCAGCCTGTAGCTAACATCAAACCTCTGATTGTCCTGTGCAGATTCTGTCTAGGTCCTGAGTGTCTGAATTGCTTCTCTGCGTCATTCCAGCACTTTTCCATCAGGACTCCCACAGACTCATTAGCATTAGATTGTTCTGGATCAGCAACATTATAGTCTTTGAGTCTATGAGGAATCTTAGCTCCTAGGACATGCAGTACAAGATTATACATAGCCCTAGCATCGTTGCCAACAAAGGATTCCATCTTCTCTGTTTTCAACTCATCGACCATCTGTATTAGCCTATACCATTGGCGCATCTTTGCATCTCGAGCAGACCAGAAGGTCTTGAGTTGAATACACTTTGCTTTAACTGCTTGTGCAGAATGTTCTAACATTTTACTCTCCTAATGTCCCCAAGAATCATCCCATCCTCCATTGTCTCCAGTATTCCCGATATATCCTCTCTGTATTGGCATAGCTGATCTACAAACTATACTAATTCCTCCTGCCATGTGGTGATCTTCAGCACCCACAACTGAGATACCTGATTTTACTGTACCATCTCTGTGCACATTCTTCATCTGTTCCCAGAAACGCTGATCTTTACAATCTAGATACTCCAGATTCCTGTTAACTTCTGATATCATGTAAGGCTTTGTGCTGACATTAGTTTGCCAACCTACTGATCTCAGTGGCCTTCCATCTCGCAGATCATCTCTGTAATATAATTGCGGGTAGTCTCTCACATGGCTAACTAAATCCAAATTATCCTCAGGAGCCAGGACAGCTTCATTATAGAAATATCCTAGTAGTTTACAGTACTCTCCAAACTCTGCCTCATCGTACCAACCCGCAAGAGTTGCACAGTGGATAAACTCAGGATTTATTGCCTTATTATCCTTATCTGTGTAGCCTTCTTTGAAGGTCCATACTTGTGCTACTGATTCGGAGGTCTTAGCCTTCCCAGGATCACAACCTATAATGTAGCCTAAACCTGGCTCAGGAGGCCGCCAGATATCTACTCCAGCACTTATCCCTTTAGTATTTATTAAGTTCTTATGCTGAGGTGCTGGGTAGCATTTACGAATATTCTCTTGTAATATATTAGTATCATATGCACTGCTGCCTGTGCTAACAAAGCAGCTAATATCATCTTCAGGACATTCTTGCTGAAAGGATTTAAGATTCTCACCCTTGCGGTTGAGAGATTTCATTTCCTCTATGCTATATCTTCTCCACCTGAGCTTTGCATGTGCTGTGTGTTCTGAATAGCCTAGTAGCCCGAATCTTATCAGTAATACATCTTCCTCTGGTTGTATATTCTTCAGTGGATAACAGTCATCGCCAGGAAGAACAAAGTCTGCATCTATATCCATCTCATACTCAGGATGCTTATACCATTCGTAGAAGTGAGGGTAGAAGATTACTTTCTGAACTGCCACCCTTTCCTTAGCACTCGCATATAACTCATGGAAGTCATTATCTTCTCCATTGGCTGTGGACTGGATAACAATCTTTGTGCCCTTAATTAGAGGTACTCTCTTGACTGCTGAGGCAAAGATTTGTTCTGGCGTATCTAGAGGATAGAAGGCAAATTCATCCAGCAAAAGATTATGTATAGGTTCGCCTCTGCCTAATACATAGCTCTTTGCACTGAAGACATAATAACTGCTGTAGAAGTTAGTCTTCTTATCTTCAAAGCTAAGCTCTGTCACAGACTTATGATCTAACTTTGGAATAGTAGGAATTCTTCTCTGCAAACACTGGTAGAATTTCTTAGCCTTTAGCAACAGTCTACCTGCACTAAACTCATCATAACTCACAATCACACTTGTAGTACCATTGATGGTAATATTGTCTAGCAGGAAATCTCCAGCCCAGAGTGTAGTAGCTCCTATCTGCGCAGGCTTAACAAAGACATCTCTGCCTGTACTGCTACCCAACATATCTGACTGGATGGGATTTAGCTTAAAAGGTACAAGTTTGCGGCTCTTGTCCTCAACTTCAAGCAGGGACTCTAGTCTTCTCTTCCTATCTGAAAATATGTAGGCAAGAGCTTCTGCGGGGCTAATTTTTGAGTTTACTGCCATTGTGTTCCTTCTTGACTTCTAGGATAGTCACTCTACCCTCTATACAGTCCACTTGGCTCTTAATATCTCCTATGTCTTTAGTATTCTGTACTTGCTGTTTATCATTTACAGCTAGGTTGACTTCTAATTCTTTTAGTATATTGCCATGATTCTTACACTGTATGTCTATAGAATCAAACTTCTTATCGCCTATTTTAAGTCTTTCTTCTATTGAGCCTTCAAGTCTCTTACTGCTACCAAATACTATGACTAAGGTAATTACTATTCCTGCTGCTGAGATTACAAGTTGCAACATATCTGCTACGTTCATTACCTACTCCTTAAGTTTCTAAGTGGCCTTACTCTACCAGCACTGCGAGGCTCTCGAGTTCTTATTCTACTCGTATGTGCTTTGATAGCGTTTCGCCTACTAGCTGCACTCTTCTTCCTACTAGTCATCTGATTGCTTCTTTCCCAGTACAACTGTTTCAGTTCTCTGTAACCCCACTATATCCACATTGCTAGTAGCCCACTCAGCAAAGTTGAAGCCTGTATTCTGTCCTACTATAGCTTCCAAAGCTTTCATCTGATCTACTGTATACTGTCCTCGCATCTTCAGAACATAGTCCTGGTCGAACTTAGTCATTTCAGTAGGTTCACCAGTCTCATGATCTATAATAAGCTTATGGGCTAGTTGCAGTTTCTTATAATCTAGGTCTAATGCTAGTCTAAAATTTCTTAAGAACTCCAGCTCAACATAGTTCTTAGCTAATTCCTTTCTAATGCTAGGTAGATCATTCTCAAGCTCAACAAACTTTGAATCTTCTGCCCTCCAGTTGCTAAGGCTACTCTTACCAACTCCTATTGCTCTGAGTGCTTCTCTAACCGAAAATCCACATGCTCTATAGCCTAAGTACATTCCCTTATTATCATCAAAAGGCCAGGGGATTACTGCGCTTGCAATAGCGGTTTCTTTATTCTCTCGGGGCAGAGTCTGATACTGAGCTCTAGTAGTCTTTGGAGCTTCGATGAGGATATTGTTCTTGGTACTGATATCTGGATCAAGTGGATGGTTCAGTGGAGTTATGTCGTTCATTTTAGTCCTCCCTGTTACTAGTATACATCAGAGTGTGCTGGATGTCAAGTATAATATGAAAACGCATGGTATGTTATACAACTTATGCTCAACCTACGCTATTGACAATCATTCACTCATGTGTTATAATATAGATATAATAAATGGAGGTTCGGCAACTTGGAAGTTAGAGTAACTGAGTGCAGACGTACAGTTGAGTGTGAGTATTGCCACAAGCCTATTGATCTACACTCTGCTATGGTACTTGGTCGCAACTGGTGTGTATTTAATAAGGGTACTGCTTCAGAAGCACATAGAGTCTATGTCCATCACTGGCATGCTAAGGATGCTTCTGGCTCATGTTGTTGGCTGGAGCAAGGATTATCTACTTTATCTACTACAGCAAGGAAAGTTGAAACTCGGGGAGGAAAGACATTATTACTACCTATAGAACAAAGGAAGCAAAGATTAAAGCTCTTACAGCGTCATGCGAGGCTAGTGCAGATGCTGAAGGAAGAGATGGAGAAACTTGCAGTCGACAGCGAGACATCTCGCCCTGTGGGAAGTTGGGAAAGAGTAGCTCTCCTAGGCCAACGACTAGAGGAGCTAAAAGTCCTAGTCCAA